CACCTGCTGATTTATGAACGGAAGATACTTCTTAATGATCTTCGTTTTTACACCATCGTCCTTGAGTAAGGAGTAGGCAAAATCGTAATAAACGATTTCTTCTTTTTTCTTTGAAAGGTCTTCGAATGTTTTTTGGAGATTGGTTTGAAATTCTTCTAGCTTCTCATGCTCAGTATTTCGGTTTGCAAGGTTTTGGGTAATAGTTTGAATTTCAGATTCAAGGTCTCTGATCTGTCTCTGATTGAGGCTAATCCGAGTATTGTTTTGAGAAATCTCATGGTTGAGTTTCGTAATCTCCTTAGAAAGTGCAATGAATTGACGCTCTCTCTCCTGTTCTATTTTTATAGTCTCTTCCAGGTCTTGATAACCTTTCTGGAGTTCCTTTGCCTTATTTTGAGCGTCTGTAATTCTATTTAACCGAAATGACTCTTCAATTGTTTGAGTGCATGTAGGGCATACCGAATTCTCAGTAAAAAACTTATGCTCTTTGGTAATTGCAGATACTTTCTGAGAAATTTTACCCTTTAAATTGTTAAGCTTTACTAACTTATCTCCAGCACCAACGACTTCATCTTGTTCTTTCGTAAACTTAAAAACATCCTCCTCAATCTTGGAAATCTCAGTCATGTAAACACCAACTTCACCATCTAACTTGGCAATCTTTTCTTGATTGGCATTTATATTGGCATTACCACGATTCTCAAGTTCTTCAATAAAATTCTTTTGCATCTGCTCCTTTTCTTTAAGGTTTTGTTTTTTCAGATCTAAAGACTTTATCTGTTCTTTTTGAATTCGAATTTTATCTTTTATAATACTATTCATTGCAGAAAAGATACGAATATCCAAAAGATCTTCGATAACTTCACGACGATTTGCAGTCGTGAGTTGCATGAATGGCACAAAAGTGCTGCTACCAAGAATCACAATCTGTGTAAAAGACTTATAGTTTACCTTGAGAATATTTTCTTCCAATATCTTTTGATTAGAACGATCATCTGCTTCTTTATGCAGTGGACTACCATTTACCTCAATATCAAAAACATTGGGTTTAATTCCACGTCTCACAAAATAATCACGATTGTTTACAGAAAATTCAATTTCAACCAGACAATCTTTCTCATTTACAGTATTTGGAAGTTGTGGTTTATTAATTTTACGGAATGGTTTATTAAACAAAACAAATGTCAAAGCGTCTAGAATGGTTGACTTACCAGCACCATTTGTTCCGATGATAAGGTTTGTATGATGTTGTTGAAAATCAACTTCAGTAAATTGATTGCCTGTGCTCAGGAAATTTTTCCAACGAATTTTTTTAAAAGTGATCATGATTTAGGAGGAATAACAATATCATTAGGAGTAATTACTGCGTACTTGTAATTATGTGCTTTACAAGTTTTAATTGCAAGTTCATCGTCAACTTCTACAACTTCCATTTCAGTTTCATATTCTGGATGATCTTCTAGCATCAGGGCATAACGAGTAGCATCATCTTCTTCCTCAAACATAAACAAGACTTTTTCACCATGTTCATCATGCACTGCATATGCTCCTTCGTCCTTTTTACCTTTGAGTGTTAGAAGGTACATTACTCTACTTCGCAAGCTTCTCTATAAATGTCTTGAAATATCCCTTTCACAATATTCTTGTCAATGCTAATCTCAGACTCTTCAATGTATCTATTCAATATGGTTAGGGTGTTTTCATCTTCAGAGATCTCAAAATCTTCACTTTCTTGAATCTCAAAATTTTCAATAATTTTAAGATCTTGAATACCAGCAGTATAAAGTTTATCAATAAACTTTTCAAAGTCTTTTGGTTTTGTCTTTTTACGAACAATCACTTTAACAACTTTGTTAGTATACTCCGTAGCATCAAACAATTGATAAGGAGTATCCTCATAATAAATGTTATAGAACAATTTATAAGGATTATTGATTGGAGTATGCGTGAGGGTTTCCGTATCAAAAATATGGAATCCACGATTATCATTTACATCCGTCCAAAACATCTCATAAGGATTTCCGAGATAGAAAACCTTTCCATTATCAGACCGAGTATGATAATGCCCAGAAAATACTTTTGAAAACTTATCAAAGATATCTGGTTTAAGACCATGATCTTCCATGATCAGATTCCTATTCACACGGAATCCTTGAAGTTCAAGATGACCCATGACAATCTTTGCTTTGGACTTTTTAATTTCTTTTAAAGTCTCATCATAATTTTCACTACAGATCCAAGGGAGAACCATAATGTCCAGTCCACCAACTTTAATAGTTTGTGGAGAACTATAAGTTTTAATGTTGGAATACGTCTGAAGAAGCAGACTCGGAGAGTTTACATTATTTGTGTTCTTATAATAGCAATCATGATTTCCAACAATCATGTGAACATCGTACTTTCGCAGATGTTCAAATACAACTCTCTTTGCCCACTCTAGACTTTGATAGTCAATAGACTTGCGACTATCAAAAGCATCACCCATATGAATGACTGCTTCTACCCCATGCTCCTCAAGAGCAGGGAAGAACACATTCTGATAGAAAAGTTCAAAGTAGTCATGTAGGAACTTGGATCCTTTCCTCGCCCCATAATGAGTGTCTGTAATGATCGCAATCTTCATCGATTGGTTTTGTACGTAATGTTGTCCTTGATCGTATTATAGTCCGAACTGCTGCCAGAAAGCAAGCTATCGTCAACCATCATTACCTCATCAAAACCTGTGCGTTCAATGATTTTGGTTTTGATATCCAACTGTTTTTTCTCCTTTTGAATACGGCGGAGAAAAGCATAATGAATGATTTGAGTAAAATATGCAAAAGGATTTGATGACTTTTCTGGATCAAAATTATGAATGTACTGAACACAATTTTCAACACCATCCGAAATCATATCATCCCGAAACATATAGTTTACAAAATTCGGTTTGTATGACAGGTGTGTAGCGATCTTGAGAAAACACTCACCCAAGTAATTTGTAATACGTGGTTTAGGAAGTCCTGCTTCCTTAGATCTAAAACAAGATTGTCTATAAATAACCAGAGCTTCTAAAAACTCTTTATTGTTAACGTAATGTTCTGACTTTTTCTTTGGCATGACATTGGTATCCACTATTATAAGATGTCTTTATTATAACACAGTTACGGCACTTGACAAGATGTAAAAATGTGTGTAGACTACCTTTGTCCCGGTTGAAAGATGGGGTTTAGCTTTCTTTATTATCTTTAAGGTCAGATTTAAAAATATTTTCCAAATAATTTCTAGCATCTTCTACTGAAGAAATATATCCCATTTTATCAGATATTTTCACTTCTCCAGTAGATTTCTTCATTTGAAGAAATTGATTATGATCATCGGTAGAGTCATTTATATATCGATGATAAATTTTGATTAGGTTTTTATTTTTAGTTTCTGTTATAGTAAGCATCTTATCCAACTTTATCACAAAAATATCTTCATCTGGAAGTTCCATCCATGGTTTGACTTTTAAGTACATACCACTTCCATTTGAAATCTGTTTAATGATAATTGGATTTTGTAGTAAAACGACAGGATCTCCATCATTCTCATCCACAGAAACCAATGAGAATATCTCCTCTCCTGATACTAGTTTAATAATTGCGTAAAACTCTTCTCCCATTAGTTCTTAAGCGGTATGTTTACAATATCATAATTAAAATTTTCTTCGTTATAGACTTTGATTCTTTCGATTAGATGATTGAGTGTATAATTTTTTCTTGACTTATAACTGATATCATCGGCAATATCATATAGAGTTGCTTTAGTCTTATTATCGCCCTTTCTTAAGACTCTACCAATTGATTGAAGATTTCTAATTCTTGACTTCGATGGTGAAGCAAAGATAACATTGTGTAAGTTTTTAATATTAATACCAGTAGAAAAAGTTCCGTAAGATGCAACAATAATTGCGTTATTTTCTTTTTCGGTGATTTCTCTGACTTTTTCTCGGTCTTCTGTAGCTACACCACCATGCACAAAGAACACATGACGATCTTCACTGACATTCTTATTTATCAGTTCATACAAAGGTTGTCCGTGACCTTCTACTCTTGAGAAGAGGATGAGAGTGTTACCTTTGAGGTCAAGGGCAAGATTACGGATAAACTTATTACGTCTTTCGTGATTGATAATATACTGAACCTCATCCTCAAAAGTCTCAAACTTATTTGGTGGGTGTTTCAATAGCAGTATATTAATATCTAATTTGGCAACGTGACCTTTCTGCATCAGTTCCTCTGTTCTGATGATCTTGTAAGAAGGACCAAATAAACCTTCTAGAACCCATTTGTGTGTTTGTGTTCCGTCAAGAGTTCCTGTAAATCCGTAACGAAATTTAGCATCTGAAAGTCTCAACGTAATATCTCACAATCGCATATATCATCAACGACTTTCCAGAAGCAGTTGGAGATATCAACAACTTTCTATTGTGTCTTAAAGCGTCGTATACTCCCTCAACTTGGTACTCACGGGGAGCGTACTTGCAAATAGAAATCATATAATCCTTGACTCCTTCCTTTGAAATCATATCGTTGACTTCAAAGGGGAGACCATAGAACTTATTATTAGTAAACTCGTAGGTGTACTCGTGGTTTTCACAGAAACGGGTCAGTTTATCTAAAAGACCAACATAGATCTCGCCAGTTTGGGTATTAAATAAACGAATCTTTCCATCCCAGTGTCTGTTACGGAACTGGGGCATAAACTTGGCACCTGGTACGTCAAACGTAAACTGATCTGCAAGTTCATAGTAGACGTGCGGTTCTGCTTTTACCTGAAGATATACCTCATTCTTTTTCGATATAACCAAGTGTGACATAAGTTCATATCAATACAAAAATATTTATTGACATAAAAAAGGGGGTCAATTGAACCCCGCTTGGAACCGATGCCACTCAATAGCATTTTTTATTTGATAAGTTCTATTAGAAATTGTTCTGATAACTTCTTCAAGAAATTTAAGCATAATGTCATAATACCTGATC